AAAAATTCATTCTTCTGGGAACTCATCTGGGAACATACCGCGCAGGGAAGCTGGAAGTGCCTGCCGGAACAGCTCACGACTCATGTGCCTATAAGCGGAAGTTGCTACGTCCATGGCCTCCACTGTGTTAGGGTCCGCATGCTGGAGCAGCCCAAGGTAATTGAGCCACTTGTTCTGGGCCGACGGGTCCCTAGACTCCAATATCATAGTGCGGTACTGTATACCGCGCGCAGAGTACTCGGGTACCGTGCCCCCAAGTGAGAACCCACTGAACTCCCCAGTGGTCCCGTTGAGGTCCTTAAGTTCCCATGGGGAATCTGGGAAAGGGAGCGAAGTGCAGAACCGGTCGATGGCGCTATCGTCGCCGTTTATGGCCACAGTGTCTTCAGGCAAGACACCATTCACCATGGAAGCCAGAATCGCGCGTCTGACACTGTTAAGTGCCCATGTGTACCTGTCGCCAGAATTCTGCATGGTTCCCATGGGACCATGTTGGCTGCGGCCATTGAGCCGCCTCTCCACGTATTCCTCAATGTACCACTTGGGGAAGCCTGAGCGCTGCATGACGTGGACGTCGAAGTTCAAAACGCCGGCATCACAACCCACGTCCCATCGGGTGACATCTGAGGTGTAAACGCCATTACCCACGCGCCAAGATTTCTTGTATGCGTCAATGAACTCGTCGGGGTTCATCCGCCTATAAAACAAGAAGTTCGCGGGGAATGCAGAAATTATCTCATCTTCCAAGAAAAGGGCGAACGGGGCGTCACCCAAAGTCTGCCTGATGTCATACTCGTGAATTAGCTGTCCAGGTATGGCCTCACGTTTGTCACGTTTCTCGTCCTTCTTGATGATCTGGGCCTTGAGAGATATTTTGATGTCTGACCCAGTTCGATCTGGGTCGTGTGCCGCCAACTTAGCCATCACGGCACCCGCGGTGCGCTTGCTGCAATACTCCAAAACAGCGCGCTCGCAGTACTGCTCGAACTTTAAGGCTGTCCACTGTGGCGGTGAAGGCACCAGCCTGTCATATTCTTCGCACATGTCGGTGCGGGGACAGGAGAACATGCGTTTAAGGTTCTGCTTGCCAGTCTTTGTTTTCAAACGCTTCTCGACAGAATAGAAATACGTGGCGGTGTCGGAACGTTTGTGGACGTGTGGGTTAACAAAAGCAACCTCCTTAAACTGATCAGTTGCCCCCCCACGGCCAGCCAACTCCCGGTTCTCCTTGGCATAAAAATGCACCTCACGCGTTATGGTGTCAGAAGCAGGCCCGACCTGCAAGTCCTTGTCCCTGGCCTTAGCCTCGACGGGGCTTACATCGCTGACTACATGAGCATCGACGGCCGGAAATACCTGTTGAAACTCGCTTGCCGGCACACTTGACCCAACCTTGGCGAACCAAGGTAAGTTGGGCATGCACCAAGCCAAATGTCG